TAAAGATCAACTTCTTTTATTTCCCGCCATTGGAGTGCATGATGACTTGCCAGATGCTTTGTCATATATTGACCAGTTAGCCGTGACTTCTTACTTTGAGGATGTTGAAGAAGATGAGTGGGAGCCAGTTGACATAATTAGTGGGGTTTAAATGGCAACAGACAAAGAAGTGAAGATCGAAGATCAGGGTAGTTATGATGAGCCTACACAGGCTGACAAAGACTTAACTGCCTTTGTTGTTGACCATTGTGATCGTTGGCGTGATTACAGAAACACCAACTTTCTTCCAGATTGGCTAGAGTACGAGCGCATTTTCCGTGGTGAATGGGCAGTAGAAGACAAAACCCGTGAATCTGAGCGTAGCCGTATTGTTACCCCCGCCACCCAACAAGCAGTTGAGACTCGCCATGCTGAGATCATGGAAGCAATCTTTGGTCAAGGCGACTTCTTTGATATTGAAGACAATATTCAAGATGTCAATGGCAACCCCATAGATGTGGAGATGATTAAGCGTCAACTCACAGAAGACTTTAAGAAAGACAAAATCCGCAAAGCAATCGATCAGATTGAATTGATGGCTGAAATCTATGGCACAGGCATAGGTGAAGTTGTGGTGATGACTGAGACAGAATATGTCCCATCTACTCAGCCGATACCAGGCCAAGCAGGGCAAGCGGCTATTGGAGTGTTAGAGAGAGAAAGAATTGCCGTCAAGATTTCTCCTGTAAATCCAAAGAACTTTCTATTTGACCCCAACGGAACTAGCGTAAATGACTGTATGGGTGTGGCAATTGAGAAGTATGTCTCTATCCATAAGATTGTTCAAGGCATTGAGGCTGGTATCTATCGCAAGGTAAACATTACCACTTCTGGTGACGATTCTGACCTTGAGCCGACTCAAGAGGTAAGCCAATACCAAGATGAGAAAGTCTTGTTGCTTACCTACTACGGCTTAGTGCCAAGGGAATATCTAGAGAATCTAGAAGAAAACAAAGACATTGTTGACCTTTTCCCAGATAACTCTGAGGCAGAGGAATATGCTGACTTGGTAGAAGCCATTATTGTTATTGCCAATGATGGGCAACTGCTAAAGGCTGAAGCCAATCCCTACATGATGAAGGATCGTCCTGTCTTGACCTATCAAGATGACACAGTTCCTAATCGTTTGTTGGGCAGAGGCACAGTAGAAAAAGCGTTCAATATGCAAAAAGCAATTGACGCACAGACACGTAGCCACTTGGATTCCCTTGCGCTGACCACTAGCCCCATGATTGCTATGGACGCTACCCGTTTGCCAAGAGGAATGAAGTTTGAGGTAAAGCCTGGAAAGGCAATCCTTACCAATGGCGCACCTTCAGAGATTCTTTACCCCTTCAAGTTCGGTCAAACTGACCCTAACAACTTGGCTACGGCTAAAGACTTTGAGCGTATGTTGTTACAAGCAACGGGAACTCTTGATTCCCAAGGCATGATCAGCAATGTTGCTAGAGATGGTGGTCAAGGCGGTATGTCTATGGCTGTCGCTTCTATCATTAAGAAGTACAAACGCACTTTGGTGAACTTCCAAGAAGATTTCTTGATCCCATTTATCAAGAAGGCGGCTTTCAGATTCATGCAGTTTGACCCAGAGCGTTATCCCTCAGTCGATATGAACTTCATTCCTACGGCAACACTTGGAATTATTGCCCGTGAATACGAACAACAGCAGTTTATTGGCTTGTTGCAGACGCTTGGCCCGAATACTCCTGTCTTGCCTGTCATCCTAAAGGGCATTTTGGCTAATTCAAGTCTGTCTAACAGGATGGAATTGATTGCGATGTTGGAGCAAATGGGTCAACCTGATCCACAAGCACAACAAATGCAACAAATGCAACAGCAATTGGCAATGCAAGCGGCTCAAGCACAGATTGCAGTCAATACTACTCAGGCAGAACAGAATCGGGCAGAGGCTACCAAGTTAACTGTCGAGGCTCAGTTGATGCCACAAGAAGTTCAAGCCAAGATGAGTGCATCTTTGACTAAAAACCTACCCAATGAGGCTGATGCTAACCAAAGGGAGTTCGATAAGCGAGTCAAGATTGCTGATTTGATGCTAAAAGAGGCTGACATCAAGAACAAATCTAAGATTGTTGAGTTACAGATGGCAGATAAGGTAAATTCGCAGAATCAGGTCAAGCAAGACTTCCTTACTAAACTGACAAATGGTCTAAATAATGGCTAATATCAAGGAACTTATCCAAAGCATTGAGTCAACAGACTCATCTTTTGATGAGAAGTTATCTGCCATCAATAAGATGGAAGAAACCCTTGTGGCTATGCGCCAACAAGAGGAAAAGGCTGTTCAAGACAATGTAGATTTAATTGTTGAAGCCATCAAAGTGATGGAAAACAAGGTCACAGCACAACTAGAGGTTGCCAAGTCGATTGTTCCTGAGAAGGGCGACAAGGGCGACAAGGGAGACAAGGGTGCAGATGGTAGGCAAGGCATAGATGGTAAGAATGGGCAAGATGGTCTGAATGGAAAAGACGGAATAGACGGCAAAGATGGTGTTTCTGTCTCCAATGCTCAGATTGACTTTGATGGATCGTTGGTTATTACATTGTCTACTGGTCAAGAGATCAATGTGGGAGAGGTGGTTGCTCCAGACTTGGCAGAGAAGATCAAAGTTATCAGCACTATGTCCACTAATGGGGCGGTGGCTATCCTAGATGAAGGCACAAGCATCACAAGTGGTGTTAAGAAGATAAATTTTGTTGGCGCATCAGTAACGGCTACCAATTCTGGCGATGATGTAACTGTCAATGTGAGCGCAGGAACAGGAACAGTCACAAGCGTGGCTTTATCGGGTGGTACGACAGGATTGACTGTTACTGGTAGCCCAATAACCACAACTGGCACTATTACCTTGGCTGGTACTGTAGCAGTTGCCAATGGTGGAACGGGTGACACAACTGCATCAGGTGCTAGGACAAACCTTGGTTTGGTAATAGGCACAGATGTATTAGCCCCCACGGGTTCAGCGGCATCCCTTACAGGATTCCCAACTTTCAATCAGAACACCACAGGAACTGCGGCTTCTACTCCTAAGTTGCTGACTACCAATTTCACCATTGAGGAATCAGGTGGCAAGTTGCTGTTTAAATATGGCGCAACTACAATAGCCTCAATGTCTTCAACTGGAGTGATTACTTCAGCAACTAATATTATTGCAAATGGAACACCATAAAGGAAAAATATGGCAACGACAGTAACCCTAAAACCTAATGCGATTGACCTCTCTGGCTCGACTTCAGGGACAACCACATTGCAAGCAACTGCGGTGGCTGGTACTACTACCATCACACTTCCTGCGGCAACTGATACCCTAGTTGGTAAGGCAACCACAGATACCCTGACCAACAAGACTCTGACCACTCCTGTAATCAGCACAATCTCTAATACTGGTACTCTGACCCTACCAACATCAACAGATACTTTGGTGGGTCGGGCAACGACAGATACCTTGACAAACAAAACTCTAACTACACCAGTTATCAGTTCACTTTCATCTGCATCTGCTACTGCGCTAACTTTGCAGTCTGCTGGCACTACTGCGATTACTGTTGATACTTCACAGAATGTGGGGATTGGTACTGCTAGTCCAGCCGTTAAGTTAGATGTAAATTCGTCTGCGGCTGGTGGAAATATTTGTGTATTTCGCTCTACTGCAACAAATGGCGGTTATGTTCAATTTCAAGGAAGTGGCTCTACTCCAACTACAACTGGATATGTTGGTGCTGCAAGCAAGTTAAATACGGGTGGTTCTGTAACTGATTTTGGAATAACTGCCGTAACAAACCTAGTATTTGGCACTAGTGACGGCACAGAGCGTATGCGTCTTAATACTACTGGCGCATTGGTTTTAGCAGGTGGCTCTACATCGGCATCTGGAATAGGCATTGCATTCCCCGCAACCCAATCAGCATCATCTGACGCAAACACATTGGATGATTATGAGGAAGGGACTTGGACACCTACTTTTGCTGGTGGGACAACAAACCCAACGGTTACATATTCGTACCAATATGGATATTACACAAAAATTGGAAATTTAGTTTATCTAACTTTTAGAATTGGCGCTTCCGCTTATAGTGGTGGTAGCGGTTCACTACAAATTAAGGGGATGCCTTTTTCAGCAAGTTCACAAACAAATAACTTTGGTGTTTTGTCATTAGGATATGCAAATGGATGGACTACATCTGCCCCTACATATGGTAGATACACGGGTGGAAATAATTTTATGGAACTTTACTATCTTACAGGTCCTAATGAAACAACTATAACAACAGGGCTAGCAGGTGCAGGAACTCAGTTAATTATGAACATTGTGTATCAAGCGGCTTAATCATAACTAAGATGGATTTCTTAGTCGGACAGATTTTTTAACCAAAGGAAAAACAAAATGGCACTCACAGAAACTAAAGTCATTGACCAAATTACAGTCACCGAAAACGGCATAGTGCTGTATCGGGAAGCAACACGCATCCTAAAAGATGGTGAGCAGATAGCGCAGACATACCATCGTACAAGCCTAACACCAGCACAAGACTTAACAGGTCAACCAGCCAATGTAGTGGCTATCTGTAATGCCGCATGGACTGAAGAGGTCGTAGCGGCATATCAAGCACAAGTGGCGGCACAAGCACAGCAAAGAGCATGACCCCAGAACTGCAAAAGTACTATGAAGCCCGCTTTGACTTGATGTCAAAAGAGGGTTGGAAAGACTTAATGGAAGATATTGACACAATGATTGAATCGTTGAACAATATCAGTACAATCCCTGACGAAAAGTCCTTGCAATTCAAGAAGGGCGAATTGTCAATACTCACATGGCTGAGA